TTAGGTGCAATGGGTTGGCCAAAGATTTCATTTTGATTTACCCCAGAGTATTTTCGTGCAAAAGCATAAGGGCCTGCATTAAACTCTTCGAATAACTTTTGATCATTTTCAAAAGATGTTTTTAATTTGGATTCATTAGTTTTAAACCAATTTTTTACCTTTTCTAAATTTTGAGGTCGGTTAATTTGATTTCTACCTTCTACAATTGCATTAGTTAGATTACTTTGATGTATTTGATTTTCTAATTTAATAGCGTTAGCTTGCTCATTGCTAGTCATGCTATTCCAATCATTGTCGCTAAAATTGAGGGGATGGGTACTAGAATCTTTTAAATAACTAGAAACATCTACCCCTTCTAATCGATTTAAATTATAAGGCATACCAGTCAAACTTCCCGCAGGTACTCCTAGTCTTCCGCTGGCTGGTTTTTGTTTAGGGTCTATTTTATTAAATTGTCTTTTAAACTCTTCTACACTACCAAAGACTGGATTAGATGCGGCCATAGGGGCAGGGGTAGGGGCAGGTTCTCCACCAACTACTTCTGTTGGAGCTCCGGCGGCTTCTAAATCTTGTGTGTCTTGAGTTTGTTGAGCTTCAAGCATTCCTTCAGAACTTAATAGGTTGAGTATGTCAGTTCTTGCTTCTGGAGTGTTCCATCTTATTGGTTGGTCATAGCCAACTGCCTCAAAGAAAGCTTCTGCTTGGGGTCTATTGTAGACATCCGTTTTAAACTTAGCAAAAACAGGGTCAAGGGCTTTTAAACTAATTGCGTACCCTTCGTCTGCAGCAAGGCCGTCTGGACTTGCTTCTTGTACAACTTCACTAAACTTTCTACCATCAAGAGTAAAAGGGGCAGAGTAAAATCTACCTTGGTCAGCGTCTGCAACTCTTACAAATGGCACTAATTCACCTTGCTCATTAAGATAAGAATTAACTGGATCAAATTGTTTTCCTGGGCCGAAAACACCTTGCCCAAGACCTATCTTATTCCATATGTCCAAACCTTCTTGTACGCCATACGTATAGATAAAATCTTTAGGTGTAGGTCTATTTGGATTAAAAGTTTGTCGCCAATTATCATAACCTGGTAGGTCTTCTTGTAAATTCCTCCCACCTTGTTGTTCATACCTTTTTAAATCATTATTAAGGTTCATTTCATAAGTTGCTAGCCTATCACTTGCTTGTTGTTTTTGCTCTTGTACTTGTCGTTGAATTGCAATATCACCACGGCTGCCGGCTTGTGGTCCTGGATTAAAAAGGTTTGATAATCTATCTAATATAGCCATTAAATTAAACTCCCTAAAAAACCACCAATAGAACGCCCAATATTACCTAGAAAACCATATTGTTGGCTTCTAGCACCTGCTCTTGCTCTTTCATATGCATTTTTTCTTGCAGTGTTTAACCCAGCAAGTGTTGCTAGATTTCCTAAAGCTCCAGCTCTTTGTGAACTATAAATATTAGCTAAAGTAGAGAGACGTTGTAAATTGGCTTCTTCATCTCTTCGTCTTGCAAAGTTCATGGCACCCGCTACGTTTGACTGTCCAGATAGTTGTTGAAGTTTTGCTTGTTGTTGTCTTTCAGCTGGTGTAAGTTGAATACCATATCTACTTTGTAGTCTAGCTGTTTGACCCTGGGCTCTTAAATTAGCCTCAATAGCGGCTTGTTCTGACTCAGCAACAGTGTCAATAGGTGTTTCTAAATCTTTAAGAATGTCTCTAAAAGCAACTACATCTCTTTCATAAGCAGCAGAAGACGCATCTTTTAAAAGATCGTCTGCCATACTTCCAGTAGTACTTGTTGAAGAGCTTCTTGCAGCCCCTGCTTGTCCTACTACATCTTCCGGTATAATAACGTCGTCTAGTCTCATTAAGTTAAACTCCCAATATTGAATGGATCAAGTTGTTTTTTAGTGGTTTGTCCGGTAGTTGTGCCTTCTGTCACTTGGGGAGGTCTAACATTTGTATAAGGGTTTATGTTCCCTAAAACACCGACAGTGTAATAGTCCCCGCCTTGTAAGGTTGTGCCATCGCTTGCTACTCTAGTTTCTCCAGCGCCTACAGCATATGGGCCCCTTTGAGTAAAAGAGCCAGTATCGGCTATGTTTTGAGCCCCTTGTCTAAGCGCACTATTAACAAAAGAAGAAAGAGTTCCAGTAATAGCTCCCCTTCTTGCACTCTTTTCCTGTTCTCCACTTAAAAACTTTGTAATATCTTGACTTGCTTGTTCTTTTGCAGATGCAACTCCCGCTTTTGATGAAATTTGAGTTTCTCTTGAAAGTAACTCGCCCAGTGCCCCTAAACGACCTGTTTGAAGTTTAGTGCTTTCGTCTTTTGCCCCTGTCATACTGGCAACAGCGTTGGAAGCGAGTTGTGCAGACGTGCCTATATTAGTAGCGGCATCATATCCCCCAGCGCCAGCACTATACTCAGCAATTGCCCTATCTCCAGAAGAAATTCCAGCTAATAACTTTTCAATGTCTGTTTCTGTTAAAGTCTTCTTTAAGCCTTCTACAGAACTTGCTAGTCCTTCCTGAGCCAAACGCAAATCAGAAGCTACTTGTTCTTTTGATCTTTTCTCTTCGCCTGTTTCTTTAACAATATTTTGTCTTTTAACTTTTCGAGACCAACCGCTCATAATTCTTTCCTATAAGTGTATGTTAATAAATCAAAACCATAAATTGGCGCCACTTGTGCCCAACCTGCTCTGCTTGTTATAAACTCTATCGCATCTACTTTTAGTTTTTCTGCAAGTTTATCCAAAAACGAGAATCCGGCTTTTTTATAATTATACTCTGATTTAGAGTAAGTTGCCCATATATGTAAAGCGGTTTCTCCAGTAAGTTCATGGGTTACAACTTGGGTTATTATAAAACCACCATATGTATCTCCAGAGTATATTATATGCAGTTGAGAACTTTCCTCTCGAAGAGAAGTATACACATCGGCAACGCCCCAGTCTGTGTAGCTCTTTTGTTTAACTTTAAACAAATCGTTTTCTATTAAAGCAAAATTGTATTTTAATTCTTCAACTGGAATTGTTTCAAAAGACACACCATCAATAGTCAATCTCTCTACCATATCGTTTATACCTTTTTCTTGGTGTTAAACCTACGCCTTTGTATTTTACAAGACGCCTTACCCCTAAATCGCCACCTCTAGCCCTTAGCTCAGCCTGTTGGACTTCTTGGTTAAACAGCGCTAAATAGTCTCTAGCAGCGTTTGGGTCACTCCACTCTCTGCTTGGTATTCTTAATAAACGATATAAAGTGCCATAGATGATGCCATCTCTATAGTCATTAGAAAAAGCAGTATCAATATTGTTTGATGTTCTTGATGGTTTTAGAGCTACGCTGAGTTGAATAGCATTGGTTTTAGTACTATTTGGTACGGGAACTAACCAAAATGTATCTTTATTTTTTTGTAGATAAACTTGAGGAATGCTAGATTTATCACGCCAGTCTGGGTAGTTTAACTCTAAACTTCTTGGACTTATAGGGTCTAAGTCTTCGCCTTCATGTGTTGCCCAAAGTATTTGATGGACATCGGTACCAGTAGGTTGGTCAAAGTCATATTCGTAAACACCACTAATTGCTGTAATGGGGTCAAGGTCAAACACATAAGCTTTTGACTTTTCACATAATTCAATAGTGGCAGAACGAAGGTTAGACTCAACTAATGAGTCAGGACAAGTAGGAACATAAGGTAGTATTTCTTTTACTAGAGAATTAAAACTTGCCACGTATTACCCCCCAACCGGTGGTATTTGAGGGCCTCCAATTACTTTTGTGCCAGCGTAGTCAAAATTTGGATTTAACAAATTCTGAGCTTGACCGCCTTGTGCCAAACTATTAGCAAACAACTGGTAATGAGTTCCAGCTCTTTGGGCGTTTCCAGCATACTCTGAATCTTTTTGATAAGCTCTATATAAAACAAAATCAATAATTGCATTAGCAAAAATGTCATCAACATCAATAGTATCTGATGTTGCACTTAAATCTGTTGGAGCTTTGGAATACACGATTTCAATATACCCATTTGAAGCAGAAGCAATTCCAGGATAAACAAAAAACTGTCTCGGGTTGTCAGGGTCAAAAGAATAGTGCTTAACTACAGCCCCATGGGCTGCTTCTCCTGTAACACTAGGGTCGTGCCAATCAGGATTTTGAGTGTTTAAAATATCAACGTCTACTAACCTAACAGCCCTTTTACCTGTACCGCCAGAGGATGCAGACATATTTCTTGTAACTTTTATTAAACGCAAACCTGCAGAAGGCAGGTCTTGTAAGGTACCAGAAGCTAACGTAATAGTAGCAGTTGTTGCTGAAGCTTCTGGTCGAAAGTTTACGATTTCTCTTTGTGCATCATTTATATACCTAAGTAATTCAGCTTCAGGCCAACGCACAGAAGTTGTATCTTGTAAAGTATCTTGAATTCTATCTATTAAATTTGCACCAGTAAGTGTTCCCATTTTTTATTTTCTCTTTTTAGCGGGTGATTTTTTCTTTTTCACCACAGGTTTTTCCTCAACCTTTGGTTCGATGTATTCTTTACAACCTTCCTGTAAACAAAGTAATCCGATATTTTTTCCTACTGTCTTTGGTTCTCCTGCTTTAAGTCTTACAGCAGCTCCCCAAGTCGTTGAAATATATCTATCTTTATCTGAAATTATTACCATTACTACTCCTTGTTAAAAGTGGGTAGCCCCGAAAGGCTACCCGATTAATATATCACAATTAATATGCAACATCTAATCTAATAACACCAAAGTCTTCAACTGAACCGTTATAGTCAGATTGATACTTAGGCTTCTTAAGACCGAAGATTTTGCCAATTGAAATACCGTTTTGGTTTCCGTAGTCGAATGTATCTTCAACTATTTCTGGAAGACCAATATCAGCCATTGCTAAAGCTTGTGCTCCTGCAAAAATACATGCAGCACCATTAATATCAGCATCAGCACCCCACTTGTAACCAGCATCGCCGGCTTCAGATGAAGTACCTGTTGTAGCATTAGCTGTGTTGAATACGTGTCTGAACTCATGGATCATAACACCATCAACCATTAGGCTTGATGAACCTGAGAACAACTGGTTTTGTGGTCCTCTGATTCCAGCATTTCTTACATTAGCTAAAAAGTCTGAGTCTAATTTTAGATCAGCCATAACTTGTGGAGTAACAAACAGATGGAACATCTCTTCATTACCGGAACTTCTAATTCCTCTAATATAGTTATCTTTAGCATAAGCTTTTAGAGCGACAATTGTGTCGTAACCAATAGTATCTGCAGCTTCTACAGCTGTTACGTCTCCAGCTACTAGACCTGAAGATGCATCCCATCTTCTATGTCTATTTGAAGTTGGAGCAGTTACATCACTACTGAAAGATAGGTCGCCTAAGTTTTGTCCTGAAGATAGGACAGACCTTAAAGCACCGCTATTTTTCACAGTGTAGTCAATACCTGCTAGTGTTAAAAACGCTAGTTGGTCAATTCTATCAGCCATTGCGTATGCAAGAGCATCTCTAGAATGTTCTCTAAAATTCACAACTGATTTTTGATCAGCTAATCTACCTGCTAGTCTGTTAGCAAATCTTAGTTGATCCAGTTGGACAACGATATCATATGCTCTTAATGCTTCTTCATTACCTTCAAGAGTGTTATCACCAACAACACCATCTCCTGACATATCTGCTAGAAGAGTTAAAACTGCTCTCGCACCTTTTTCGGATTGAGTAAGTTCAGTAATTCTCTGAACCATTGCGTTTGAACCGCTTCCTGCAAATTGGTTAATGAAGGACATGTTTCGAGCAACACGCCAAAAATCTCTTGACCAGATTGTTAATTGTTCACTGGTCAAAGATGAAAAATTTGTGTTAGCCATTTAAGCCTCCAATAATTTACAAAAAAAGTTTAACCAGTCGACTTTTTGGGGCAACTGTTTCTCCCGTGTACCCTTTATCGTTGGGAAACGTTTTCGTAAGTTAACGAGAACGACCTCGAACAGATTTACGCCGTGTTAGGCTACAACGCTTTTTTACCTCAGCGACTAGGGCTACATATCGTAGTAGCACACGAATCTTTTAATAATAACTTATAGTTTAACTAAAGTCACCACGTAACCGCTTTAAAGTCTCAGCAGGAAGGGCACCAAATTCTTGTTCAGATAATTTATGAATATCAATTTTATCTGAAGACTTAGCACTTTCCCCCCTCATTTGCGGCGGTTGAGACTCAGCTGCTTCTAATTTTTTAGAAACATTTGCTTTTTGTTTTAACTCTTGGGTTTTTTTACTCTCTTCAGTAACAACTGGAACCGGTTGAGGGTTTAAAAGTTCGGGTTTTTTAGCCGCTAAAGCGTATTCAGCAGCTTTTGTTAGAGCATCTGCAGGTACATAGCCTTGTGAAATAAAAGCATCTCGCAATGAGACTACTTCATTTTGCAAGTCTGCATCAAAACTAGCACTGTTTTCATCTAAAACAGGGAAGTTTGTTTGGATTTCTGCCGCTTTTGCTTGTAATTCGGTCAACTCTTGGCTTTGTTGCACTGTTTGGCCCATTTTTTGTTGAACTTCAAACATAAATTGGTCTTTTTCAGCTTGTCTTATCTCATTTCTAAGCGCAACAGCTTTTTCAGCTTCACCATCAAGCACTAATGCCTGATATTCAGCTTCTTTTGAAGCAAAATCATAGTCTGGAGCTTGTTGTTTAGCCTCTTCTTGCGCTTTTGTGTATTCATCTAGTTGTTTTTGTAATGCTTTTTGCTTAGCAAGCACTTCATCTAACCTAGACTTTGGCACCATAGGGGCTTTTTGCTCTACTTCGGCAGTTTCTTCAACAGGTTGTTGTACATCTGGTTGTGAATTTGCGTCATCTTCTGCAGCCACGACTTCTTCGCTTGGATTTTCTCCATCTTCACTTCCTTCTGCTTTTGTTTCCTCTTCAACTTTTTCCTGAAGTTCTTCTGGAGTTGTTGTGAGTTCGGATGTTTCGGTTTCTTCAATTTCTTGCTCCTTTGGAAATTCGACTTCTTCGGTTTCTACTGCGTCTTCAAAGTTTAAATCTACTTGAAAAGACTCAGCATCTTCTTCACTTATTGGGTCTGCGCCAGGCACTCCGTCTAAGATTATTTCGTTTACTTCTTCAGCTTTTGCTGCTTTCTTTTTTCTTGCCATTTTAACCTCCTATGTATTAGATGTTGGCTTTTTTACCATCGCTGCCGCAGCAATTTTTGATGCTGCCGCCGTTTCGGTCTGTTGTTTACGTACTTCGTTTGTCATTCCAGATAAACGTTCACGTAAAGAAAGTTCTTCTTGTTTCATTTGTAGTTTACTTTGTAATTCAGCAACCTTCAACTGTGGGTCTTGTTGTGCTTCTTGAGCTTTGGCTGCATTTAGCTGAGCTTCAGACTGTAACCTTAAGACTTCAGCTTCCATTTTAGCTATTTCTAATTGAATAGATTGAATTTCAGCTTGTGCTTTAAAGTTAGCAACTTGTTGTTGTTCAGGAGATGGTGGTTCCATACCTTGCATAATTCTAATACGTTGTGCAATGTCTGCTTTTCTTGCTAAATGGGAGTACTCAACAATCATATCATCTGGTATTGGGACGCCAGCTTTTCTAAGTTCAATAGCTTCAGCAAATTGAATTTCATCAAAATTATCTCTAGAAGGAGCAGTGTCAACTATAACGTCATACTCACCAACTGTTAGATCATTTACTATTCTGCCTTCAGGTGTCATTTCATTAATAGCAACCGGCATGCTTTGTTTAAAAGGATCATTTTCATCTGTTATTTGAATAATACGTTTTTCTGTGTAATATTTTTGAACAAGGTTCAGTACTTTTTCAGCTAAATACTTTCTAGTTTTAGTTAAATTATCTAAAGGCACTTGAATCATCAAGATGCCTCTATTTTGTTTTGCTTGAATCGCAATACCAGAAACTTCTGGTGAATCAGTCCCTAATAAAGCATCAGAGACCCCACTTATTTGTTTAATATTTAAAGCGGCTTTTTGACTAATTCTATCAAGGCCGGTGGGAATCTGGTTAGGGGGGATTTTCCCAGGGGGAGTGGAACCTCGATTGTATTCGAGAACTAAACCAGTTTCCGCACCATGCTCTTCTAAATCATCTGCCGTCATACCTGATAAAGAACCCGACTCTACAATCCAACCTGAGTTAGCTGTAGTGTTAACGATGTGTAACTCTTGCGATGAAATTTTATTTAATTGTTCTTGTGGTGATAATAAGTTTCTTACCATACCGAACGGCTTACCTCTTCTGAAGTAAGGAAAGTAAGGTACTAAAGTAAAATGGTCATAAGGCGACCAATCATCAAATAGCACTACTGTGTCAGCTGTTACTGTCCAGCGTACCTTTCGGACTTTTTTAGTTACTATATATAGACCAAAGTCATCGGCAAATTGCTTTTTCTTTTTCTCATTCCAATCGTAAGGTACGGGCCTTTCGTCACCTGTTACTGGGTCAACATAAAACATACAATCTTTTAATCTATAGTATTGTCTTTCTACGACTCGAATTGATCTAATTTCTTTAGCTTCTTCTGGGTTTTGTGGATAGTCACTAGCATACTCGCCAGAATAAGTATCACCATAACGCTCTTCTTCATACTCAATAGAATCTGAACCTAATGTGGACCCAACTTCCGCAATAGTTCTTAGTTTGTCTGCTTTTTTCTGACCATATTGTTCTTCAATCTGGTTAATACTCATCCACTTAGTTTCAAAAATTTCGTTCCAAGTTCTTGGGTCGTATTCTTTAGCATCTGGGTCAATGAGAATATCAAGAGGGTCTTTAGCTGTAATTCTAACTTCACCTTGTATATGGTCTGAAAAATCTATACGTACATCAAACCAACCTCTATCTTGTATTAACCCATCTGAAAAAACTTGTGATTCAACCCAATCAAGTTTGTTGTTGTCGGAAATTTGCATAAAAACTTTAGTTAAAACATCTGCTGTTTCTTGCATCCCAGAGCCTCTAGGTTTAAATCTTATATCAGCTCTTCGAGTACTTTGTTCACCAATTACTGTGTTAATAGTTGGTAAAATGGTGTTGATTGTTAAAGCAGGTCGACCTTGGTCATCTAAGGCTGCAACGTCGGCCGCGTCCCATTGTTCTCCTCTATAGTAGGCATCGCATTGTTTTGCGATTTCTATGTAATCGGTATGCCCATTATCTCGTGCTCGAGTGTAAGCATCCCATTGTGATTTAGCCAGAGCTGCCTCTTCAGCAGCATTCATATTCTTTTTTGGTTTTTTATGTATAGCCATTAAGCACTCATCGAAGATTTACGCTTCGTTCCTTTCGTTAAATATTTTAGCCTATCTCTCCAAGAAGGTATATGCTCAGGTGCTTCATAGAATGTACTAAATTCTGTCATCATTAATCCTATCCAAGCCAACGCGTCAACTTGGTCATCGTGAGTCCCATTTGGAAAGCGTAATAATTCCGCAACTAGAGGGCCAGTCCAGACTGCGTTTTTTGGCAAGTATACCATACCTTGTTGCATTCTACCCTGGATTGCACGAGCTCTTGCTTCTTTATCACGTCTTCCTACTTTTAAATCTTTAAAATAGGCCTCGTTTAATCTTCGTTCTCTCGTTCTTTTTTCTAAGAAAGGCCCTAGTGCCATTTCAATATGACCTTTCTCAATTCCTACTATACCAGGTCGCCATTGTTCATACAAATCTAAAATACGTTCTACCAATTCAAATCCGTCATACTTACCTCGAACAACATCGACCACGAACAACTGATCGTACTCATCGACCCCCACAACAATGCCAACGGAATAGTCGTTACGGTCTCGTTGACCAATAGCCAAGTCCCACGCGCAGTAGTACCGAAGTTTATCAAAATCAACTTCATCGTCTTCGTAGTAGCGCACCATGTCCCGGGAAAAATAATCCCCTTCATCGGACACGGGATTTTGTTGATACAACGCCGTCCAGTCGCGCGGCCCAATAGCTTTTCGTATTTGATCGAGCGCAGGTAAGTCGTAACGCTCTTCGTGCAAAGGGTCGCCTTCTTGTCTAAACTCTTCATCGTGTTCGGCAATAGCTGGGTACTTTACAACTTCCCATTGATCGGCGCCTTCTTCAGCAAAACGCAACAAACGACCAGCCAAATCGTCATCGTGCCATCTAGTTAAAATCACC